TCTCGCGCGAAGCCAGCCTGCGGGTGTCAGAAGGCGACATGCGCTCGGCAATCAAGTTCGTGGAGTACACCCAGGATCGCGCGGAGGACTACCTGACCGAAGAGGTGGCCAATGACAAACAGGACGGCGACCGACGGCGCATCCTCGAGATCGTCCGCGGCCAGAACAACCGCTGCTCCTGGTCGTACGCGCTGAAGCGGAGCAAGCAGGACGCGGCGTACTTCGCGCGCAACGTCGACACCCTGCGCGAATCGGATCAGTTGATCATCGAGGCCGGCGGAGCTGGGGAGCGCGGGCGGTTTTTGTCGATTCCCCAATTCCCCGTGAATTCTCGGGAATTGGGGAATCGAACGAACGGAACCACTCCAAAACTGCTGGCGACGGCCTCGTAAATGAGTGAACGGAAGTACCACCATGGAGAACGCTCGGGAATCGAGGGGAATCGAATGAGATCGGGGGAGCCGATTCACCGCTTTTATACTTTTGACAAAGTAACGGAACGAACAGGGGAATTCTGGGAGGGGTCCGTGTGGGAGAGATAACCAGATTGGTTGTCGAAGTCCCGGAGGGCTCGCGGGCCACCGAGTTCTATGGTGAAGTGGCGCGCATGCTGGTGAAGCGTGGGCAACCACCGGTCTTCACCATGGCCGTGCTGAACGATCTGTATGCGGAGCTGGGCGATTGGGGCGCCGTGTGGCTATGGGTCAAGCACGCGGCCACCCTCCTGAGGAAACCACTCATCTGCAATGTCGCCGGCAACGGCATCTCCAAGACCGTACTGGTCGCTCCACCCGGGTGGACGCAGGAGCGGCTACGTGGCTACACGGCCGGTTTCAGGACCGAGATCGAGGCGGCTTTCGGCCCGGTTGCCGGGTTTGAACGATGAACTTCAGATGCCTCGTCCTGGGTCACCGCTGGCGGTTCTGGGTCCGTTCCCCCAGCCCTGGCCTCGCCCTCGATCGCTGCCAACGCTGCGGGAAGACCACGCCCCACTGGTCACGTCCCGCATGACTGACTACGCCCTGGTCACTCTCCGCGACCTCGCCCGCAAAATGATCACCCTCGAAGCCAGAGCCAGAGCCGCCCTCGACCACGGCGACGACCTGCGCGCCCGCCAGCTCTGGTTTCAGCGCGTCCAAATCAGCAGCGAACGCTCCGCAAAACTGCGGGAGTACTGGCGCCGATGACCACCAACCCCGTGGTTCTCACCGATGCCCAGATCATCCACGATTTCGGCCAGGAGATCGCACGCCTCCGCCACGAGCTCGCCAACGCCAGAACCCACATCACCCTGCAAGAATCCATCAATCACCTGCTCGAGCAACACATCGCCTCACAGGACACCGTCATCCAGGCCGCTCGCGAGGTCGTCCGCTGCTCAGCGTCACCCGACCGCTGCCCCTGCCACACTCACCTCGTCAACGCCCTCAGAATCCTCGACCATGCATCATCCTGAATCCATGCAGCTCTTCCAGATCGGCGATCGTGTCTACGTCCCGCTCAGCGGCATCACCGCCGGCTCTGGCACCATCCAGGACCTCTGGCCCCGTGGTCTGCTCTTGATCAAATTCGACTCGGACGGCGTCGTCGCTCCCTACCAGCCAGACGACGTCCGTCCCCTGCCTACTCCAACCACATGACCAATTCGGGACTGCATGAGGAACGCCGTACGTGCTCGGCCATGAGCAAACAGACGGGAAATCGCTGCCGCGCGTTCGTCGCCCAGGGGTTTCCTGTCTGCAAGTGGCACGGCGGCCGCGCCCCACAGGTCATTATGGCCACAGAGGAGCGGCAGCGCGCGCGTCTTGCGGCTCTGGTCGATCCAGCCATCACCGAGCTGCAGCAACTCATCGGCCAGGCTGACTCCGATTCGGTTCGACTCAGTGCCATCAAAGACATCCTCGATCGCACCGGCTACAAGCCTACCGAGAAGATCCAGACCACCGGCGACTCCACCATCCGCGTCGAGTACGCCGATGCCGCGACACCAACCGTCACCCCAGAACATCGCAACGGCCATGTGTAATGCCGGTCACCATCACGTTGCCGCGGCCACTGCACTGGCAGCACGACGTGATGCAGGCCAACGCCCGTTTCTCTGTTCTGGCCTGCGGCCGCCGCTCGGGTAAATCTACCCTTGGCCAGCACCAGTTGATCCTGACCGCGCTGTCAGGCCGCCCAGCCGGCTACTTCGCCCCCAGCTACAAGCTGCTCGGCGAGTTCTGGCGCGAATTACGCACCCTGATCGAACCCGTCACCCGCAACAAGAGCGAGCAGGACCACCGCCTCGAGCTCGTCACCGGCGGCGTGCTCGAGCTCTGGTCCCTGGACGACCCCAACCCTGCCCGCGGTCGCAAGTACCAGCGCGTGGTCGTCGACGAGGCCGCGATGGTGCCCAACCTGCTCGACATCTGGCAACTGGCTATCCGTCCAACCCTGGCCGACTACGCCGGCGATGCCTGGTTCCTGTCCACGCCCCGCGGCCTGAACGACTTTCATCAGCTCTACCAGTTGGGCCAGGACCCGCTGGAAGGGGCCTGGCGATCGTGGCAGATGCCCACCAGCGTCAACCCGTACATCCATCCCGACGAGATCGAGGCCGCCCGCCACGAGCTGCCTGAACGCGCGTACGCCCAGGAGTACCTGGCCCAGTTCGTCCAGCTCGAGGGGGCCGGCGTGTTCCGCGGCGTGCAGGGCGTCAGCCGTCTCAAGCAGATGCCACCCCAGCGAGGTCACACGTACGTGTTCGGCGTCGACTGGGCACGGTCCAACGATTTCACCGTCATCAGCGTGATCGACGCCACCCTCAACGAGCAGGTCGCGCTGGACCGTTTCTCAAATATCGACTTCGAATTTCAAGCTGAACGCCTTCATAAGTGGGCCGAGCTGTACCACCCCGTGCAGATCGTGGCCGAGGCCAACAGCATGGGCGGACCCCTGGTTGAACGCCTTCAAACGGGCTATGCCAGATTGCTGGGGTCTGCCCGCGCGGCACTGCCGATTTACGCGTGGACGGCCACCAACGCCTCGAAGGATGCCGCGGTCAGGAGCCTGGCACTGGCCATCGAGCAGAACCAGATCAGTCTGCTGGACGATCCCGTGCAGACCTCCGAGCTCCTGGCGTTCGAGTCCAGCGTGACGGTGACGGGCATGGTGCGGTACTCGGCGCCGCCGGGATTGCACGACGATACGGTGATCGGACTGGCACTGGCGTGGCTGGGGTCGCAGTTGGCCACGGCCGAACGGCCACGCTCGAGCTATCGGTTCGCGGCCGGTAGACGATGAGCTATTCAGACGCACTGGAACAACAGGTCAGCCTATGGTCGACGTGGCGGCAAGACCGTGGTTTTACTGGCAGTGCTGCCTCTGCGCTGGAGTCTGCAGAAACGTATTGGTTGGCCCGTGAGGTAGATGACCTGGTATGGGCCGGCGTTGCCTCGATGCCCGAGAGCGTCGTGATTGAACCTGATTTACTGCCGTCTCCCTCAGGATTTATCAGTCTCGAGTGCCCCCGGCGGGTCGTGGTGAATGATGGCGACCGTGGGATCTTGCGTGCGCTGCAGTGGTCGGAGGCGTTGTTTCCGGACGGCGGGCACATGCGTCGGGGTGTTGGTGCGTTGAGTTACATTCAGCCACTCGGTGTGTCAAGGCCCATGCCGGCCTACTTTTCGAGTCTGATCTACGGCGAGACGGTGCGCGAGGCCGTCGAGCGTGAATTGCGCCAGGATCACAATGCCTGGGATGGTGTCCTTGGTGTGACGCATGACCTGACGCCAGACGATGAGGACCAACTCGCATCGCAGATGTTGCTGTTGGTAGCGTTCTGGTTGTTCGTCAGGCAAAAGATCCTGGTCGCCCACGCCACGTCAATCACGGAGCGCCATGCGAGGAAACGCATAGAGCGCCTGGGCTGGCAGTCCAACCGAGGCGTGCGGGTAGTCCAGTTGCGTCGCAGGGAAACCCAGCATCTGCCTGACGCGACCGATGGTTCTTCGCATGACTGGTCGTGCCAGTGGCTTGTGCGTGGCCACTGGAGGCAACAGTTCTATCCCAGCCAGCACGCCCACCAGCCACTCTGGATAACGCCGTACGTCAAAGGGCCGGATGACAAGCCGCTCAAACCACCGCGCACGACCGTGTTTGCCGTCGTCAGATAATCTGTGTGACCGGCGTGTGACATTGGTGATCGGCGTGTGACGTACACTTGGCTACGTCGTGGTCATCGACCGCTCGAAGAAGGAGCTCAAGCCGCCGGATAGCTCCTATCTGACGTCGCTCCAGACCGAGCTCAGCGACCTGTACCTGCAGCAGGACAACGACCTCGACCTGGTCCGCGAGCAGCGCGAGATGCGCCGTCCTGCCCTGTCAGAAGCCGACAAGGACTACATGCTCGTCCACGTCGACCCGCGCGACCCCGACATTACTGAAGAAGCGTTCCAACAGACGGCCATACTCACGCTCGAGCGCCCCAAGTTATCCATCGTCGGCGGCGAGGGTGACACCGCTCAGACCGTCGCCAGCAAGCTCGAGCACTTTACGGAAGAGACGTTATGGGAATGTGGTACGCGCGAGCCCGGCAGCGACACCATGACCCAGGTCACCGACGCCACCCTGAACGATGGCGGCGGCTGGGCCAAGCTGCTGTGGTCGTCCGATCTGTGGTCCGAACGCTACGGCATCGCCTCACCCAAATCGGGCGATCCCACCGACGCCTACACGTCCTACGACAAGATGACCGAAGAGGCTAAGAAGCGCGCCGGCCCCCCGTTTGTCTGGCAGTATGTCGACCCCCGCCGCGTGTACCCGCAATGGTCCAACGGCTACCTGTGCGAGGTGCTCGAGGTCTCAGAGATGCCGATGCGGAGCGCATTCCGACGCTACCGGCTGTCGCGCGATTCTCAGGGTGACATCGTGCCTGAAGAGCTCGGCCAGTCCCAGAACATCATCGAAGCCAGCCGCAACATGCTCTCATCGGTGACGTTCCTCGAGCACTGGGACGACGTCTGGGTCAGTTATGCCATCTGCTCGCAGAATTTCAATGGCGACCAGACCGGCTACATCGTCAAGCAGTTCAAGCACAAATACAGCTTTGGCGTGCCTTACGACTACGCGCCAGGGCTGACCATGAACCACTGGCGCAACCGCAAGGTGGGCTGGGGGATTGGCCGCACCAAATTGTGGCTCGTGCAGTACCGGCAGTATCTGCGGGCCATGCACGCGCAGTACGTCGCCAGGGACCTCCTTTCCCCCCTGGTGACGTACGGCGACACCCCGGCGGCCGCGGTCATCGGTGACGACGGTCTGCCCAAGGAACCTGACACCACGGTCCACCCCGGCGAGATCCTCAATCTGCCGCCAGGCCGCCAGTTGCAGCGCATCCAGTACCCCGACGCGTCCACCCTGGAAAAACATATGGCGTTGATCGATGGCGCCATCCGCGACCTCGAGTCTCCCAGGGTGACCACGCTCAGCGGCATGGAGGGCGCCGGCTTCGCCATCAGCCAGGTGCTGAGCTACTCGAGGACGCGCGTCGGTCCCATCCGCCACGGCATCGAGTCCCTCCTCAAGGGGCAAACGGAGAAGTTGTGGACGCTGATCCGCGAACGGGCCAACGAGAAGGTGTACGTGTTCTCAGGCGGCATCGACGTCGGCTCTGGGAAAGCGGCGGCCGAGTTCATTGGCTTTGGGCCGAAAGATTTAGAACGGCCGATGAGAATCAAGTGGGAGGTGCAGGCCCAGCTCCCGACCGACGAGATGATCATGGCGCGCTACGCCCACGAGCGGCTGGCCGCGGGCACGTTCGGCAAGGACGAAGCGGTCACCTACCTGGGCGACAACCCCGACGAGATCCGCCGCAGCATTGCCCGCGACCGCATCCGCGCGTCACCCGCCTATCAGAAATGGCTGGACGCCGAGGTGTTCATGGAAGCCGGCCGAGGCGATCTGTTGCAGAAAGCACAGGACGCCGAGCAGCTCGCGCTCAGTGGTCAGGTCAACGCCGCGCTACCCAGTGGTCAGCCGCAGCCTGGGGTCTTCGAGGGTGGCGGGCCTGGCGCTGGTGGCGTGCCCGACCTGGGCGCGCTGGCCGCGGCGCCCAACGGTGCGGGCGCCAACCCACCAGCGTACGGCCAGGTCGTTGGTGGCGCGCAGCAACCAGGCGGGACATTGCCACCGGGCGGTGTGCCATTCGGGCCGCCGGGCGCGGCCGCACCAGGAGGTCGATGATGGCAGACGATGCTCAGACCGCCGCACTGCAGGACGTGGTGTTGGAGTTGCGGAAACTCTCGATCCAATTGCTCGGGGCCTACTCGAGCGTGCGGATTTCCCCGTCGTACAAGGGCGGCTACGACGTGGAAGTCAGCGTGTATTCGGGGCGAGGTGAGACGGTGACTGATGCAGGTGACGCCGCGCTGGCTGAATTCCTCCGTCTGCGCGACGAACTCGCGCGCCGCTTAGCTGAAGTTCCGCTAGCAGAGCTTGACGGTGTTGCTCAGTCAGGAGGTCGTTGATGGTGAAGGTCACGAGGACGTCGGTCAAGAAAGACACGGCGATGGACAAGCGCATGGGCATCAAGCCTGGCAGTAAAGCTGACCAGCGCATGGACAAGAAGATGGGTGTCCGAGGCGAGCCGAAGGGCAAGTAGCGCCTGATGGCCACGTCGCCGCAGCAGTCCGAGTTCCTGAAGCTCCAGCAGGAGATCACCAACGAGGTGCAGCGGGACGCCCCGGCCATCGCACAGGGCGTGTTCGGCGACAACAAGAACCACCCCGACATGGCCCAGGTGTCCAACCAGAAACTGGACGACCTGTACCGTCAGAAGTACCAGACCAACGATCGCGCGTGGCTGCAGAGTGAGGCACGCCGCGATCCGCAGCAGTTCCTCGACGTCGCCAAGCGCATCGGTGTG